GTTCTTCACCACGTGCATGTCCACCAAGACCCATTGAGTACATAGTTGCAGCATCAAGGTTACGTAAAATTAAAAATTGTTCTTCAGGATATGACTCAAGGAACTTAAAGGTAAGCGCTTCCGCCATATCTTTGGGAAGAATCTGACGAGCACGTGCAGTAAAGTTAGCGGCAGTTGAATAAGCAGCATCACCTGTTTTTACTTCAAGACCAGCGGCAGATCGCGCTGCCATTTTGCCAATAAATTTAGGATTAAATTTGCCGTCTTTCCACATTTTAATTTGAGCATTAGCGTCAGTGACAGCCTTCATTTCACCAGACTTCATGCTTTGAATAACATCTTCTGTTTTTAAAAGTTCACTGTAGATTGGAGCAACTGCTTCGGCACGTTGTGCCGCATTGCGTTCTACTTCATTAAATGTACGATCTAAGAAACGAACTAATCCATCACCAAACAAACGATTGGTACGAGCAATGGCTACGCCATTACGCATGTAGGTAACACCATCTACACGACCATTAAGTAGCAGATGAAGGTTTGTCCCTTGTTCAAAATACTTTTGTGCTGAGGCAGCATCAACTATTCCATTAGGCAAATGCACGGCATCTTTAGTTGAAAGAATCTTAATTGCTTCTGGACGATTGTACCCAGGAAAGTCTCTAGCAATTTTTGCCATAACAGCAGATTTATCAGGTGTGCTTGAAAACTCTTTTAAGAGTGGACCTAATCCATTTTCCCAAAGGTTGTATACCTCTGGGTCTTTGAAAACATCGCCAACAGCAGTACGCATGTCAGCACCTTTATTAAGTGAATCTGTAATGCTATTAGCAAGGCGCTCGCCTTTAGTTGCTCCCTTAGACAAACCACCAGTCATCCATGTTAATGGGTCAATTGCAATCTGATAAGTAAAATCTAAAGCACCTGAAAGAAACTTAGTAAAACCATTTACATGTGTTCCAAGTAATCCACCATTAGCGGTGCGACCACTATCAAGCATACGAACTAAATCACGACCAGGAGAAACCTGTGCCATTTTAATGTTATCAAGAATAGGCTTGAACTCTTCTGGCTTATCGTAAGCCTTTTTAATTGCATCAAGCATACCTTGATCTACAGAGCCGTAGCCCTGTACAATTTCACCAGGAGTTTTACCCTCAAGCAAACCTTGTGCTACAAGTACATCGTACTTGCCATAGTAATCAGTTGCTTCTTTAATTGCTTTATTATCATACTGGTTTTTGCCATCCCATGCATCACGCCATGTATGTGTTGAAAACAATTCAGCGCCCTGTTGCACTTCACGAAACACTTTGTATGGTTCGTTAATAATTTTATTGTATTCACCAGCAACTTTAAATAGCCCAATAAGTGGGCTAGCAATTACTGTGCCAACAGTTTTAAGTACACCCACTACTGCATTCTGAGCAGTAACAGGTGGCTTTAAGTAATCAGCATTCTTAAACATAAACTTAAGTTGACCTTGAATATCTGGTGAAAGACCATCATAAGTTTGACGTGCTTTTTCTGGGTCAAGTTTACTTAATTCACGATGTTGATTAATTGTGTAAGACATCTGTTCAACCTGTGTTGATTGAGAAGCCGACAGATTAGCACCCTTAGCAGCGGCATAAAGGTTAGGTGATGTCTTAGCGACGATAGGATTTAAGTATGGCATTAATATCCTTGGTCAGTAAGTTGTCTGTAAATTAACTCTGCATCTCCTGATGGGTCAAACTGTGTAAGATGTTTAATTGTGTCAACAAGTGAGGGAGCACGGTTAGGAAGCACACGTGACTCTGTACCAGCACCTGGACCCATGTTGATACCAGTTGTTACTGGTTCATCAGGACGTTGTGTAGGAGCACTAAGCGGCACAACAGGCATAGACATCTGTGGAACAGGATTACCTGCAAGGTCTGCACCAGATTGCTGATCGTTGACTGCTTTGTTTTGCCCATAAGCAAAACCTGTATAGTCTTGCTTTGCTTGTGGTTTGCTCATGCCTTCGGTAGCACCACCATCTGTACGCTGTGAAAGCGCACCTGGTCCTGATACTGGAGCAGGATTATTTGGCTGACGATAACCGCCTTGTCCATTAGCCATTATTCTTCCTCCTCATCTAAATACTTTTGTATGTCCGCTACTGTCGGTTTCTTGTATGTAATCCATTCAGGATATGATTCAGGTGATGCTATAATCCATAATGCATTATCATTATTAAATCCTGCTTTGCGCAAACTTGAAAAAAATTCATGCAACCAGATACAGTGTTCATCTAGTTTTGAGTAAGACTCATCAATTACTGCTTTTCTCTTGCGTGCAGCCATGAGTCATCCCCTATTCTTTATACTGTTCTGCGTTGTGTTACGCGTGCACTACTACGTGCCGCGCCTGTTCCCGTAAGTGTTGATAGTAATGTCTGCAGTTCTGGCTTTTGTTGTGGTACTTGTGGTTGTCCCTCTTGAGGAGAGCCTCCTGCTGGGGCATTAGGAGCAGCAGGGACAGGCTGCTCAACTGTGGGTTGCACGCCAGCAGGAGGATTCTTAATTGCAAAGACATCTTGAATAGCGTCTTCAATCACTTTGCCTTTTTGTCTTGCTGAAATAACTTCCGCTATCTTACGAACAATGTCAGAAGGGTCTTGTCCTTGTGATGCCATTTGCGGAATCGCTTGTGTGTATGCGTTGAGTGAACCTAATAATGCATCTCGCATTTTTTCAACTTCTATTTTCTCTTGTTCAAGAGTAACGTTTACGTTAAATGGAAGTTCACGCATTGCCATGTCCTTGGAGATTAATCCACCACCAAGTGCCTGTAACATAAAGATAAGACCCTGTGCTGGGTTAAGACCAGCCAGCATTCCATAACGGACATCGGCTGAGTAATCGCCCTTGATGTCTTTAGATGGAAGATACGTAACCTGATACGGTGAACCAGCGTCAGTGCCACGAATAGTTTTTTCAACATTAAACAACTTCTCATCTGTCTCAAAGCAAAGTGAAATAACATCACGCAATGCAGTTTGGAAGATTGCTTGTGCTGATTTGATCTGAGTATCAAATGCTCCTAGTAGTGCTTGTACACCCTGTCCAGTGACAACACTTGCGTTGACGTTACCTGTTCGAGATTCAGGGTAACGAGCGCCTACGCGTAGTTCCTCATTAAGTAATTGAGATTCAGTAAATGCGCCTTGAGGTAGAGACAATTCTACACGGCGTACACCCTGCGGGTTAGCCGTACGAATAACAGCATCTCCACCAAGTTGTAGTTCCTGAACATCTTGCGGTAGAACAATTGGTGCTTGTACTGACTTCTCGGCTGCTTCCATTGCGAGTAATGCAAATCTATTTCGGAGCAACTGGATACCCAGTACGTCATCAAACTGTCCACGCAGTTCACCATCTGGGCTAGGACGACGGGCAATGATTACGTTCATCTTGCCTAGCGGATTCTTAGCCTGTGATAACAACATGTTATTACGTGATGGTAAGTACAGCACTGACTGATCTTTATCGTAGTAACGAATCATTTCAATCATGCCGTTTAGTTCTTGTTTGTAACCCATCTTGCCCAGTAGTTGATTTTCATATTCGGGGAACATGGCAACTAACTCACCAAGTGTCATTGAGTAACGTTTAGCAAAAGCGACGCAGCGTCCATAGCGGTCAAATTCGGGATAAGCCCCGACAGGATTTTCTAAGCGGATGCGTGGTTGTTGCTCTTCCTCATCCAATTCAATAATGAATGGCAGGAAACCGTAAGTGATGTACATGTCTGCACCGTTGTACATCTGTACTTGCAAATCAGATAAGCGGAAGTAGTTAGCCGCAATGCGAGTACGCTTGTCAGCAAACGTACGAGCACGGTCTGATGTTTGATTAACTGCAGAACAATTAACAGCAGGAAGTGGTGCAATTACTTCTGCAAGGTCACGTGCAACAATGTCAATAAAGTTAGCGACTACGTTCTGGTCAATACCATCTGGAAAGAAGTTAGGGTATACCTGTGAGATTTTACCCTGACGTACCATCTGGACATCACCATTGCGTTGGTCACGACCATGGGCGCGGTAGCGAAGCGTTTGAACGCGTGCGCCAATCTGGTCCATTGTTAGCATGTGGTTGTCCTATCTAAAAGTTTGAGTTACTTGTTCTTTGTTGAACTAGGCTTAGCAACAGGTGTTTTTTGTTTTGTAGAGGTAGGCTTCATNATAGGAGTNTTNATTGTTAAGCCACCTAACCGAATTGCAGCAGCAACATCTGAGTGTCCACCCATGTGCGCTCCGCCTAGAAGTCCACTTGAATGAACTTGAATTACATCTGGTCCCGTACGCTCAATGCCATAATGTGGGTCAACAACTTCTGACTGATATGACGCACGGTATTCATGTGCATCAAAACTTGCGTTTTTGTTACCTTTAGCAGGCGTAGGGTTAGGGTTTGAGTTAACTTTAACAACTGGCTTGCTTGGCTTAATTGCCATGGTTAGTCCTATCCGTAATTGTTCTCCCACTGTTCGTGGAAGGCTTCGTCTAAATTGATTGCGCCACGGCGTTCCATCTGAGAACGTGTAGCCCAGCGATTGTTTACATATTGCGCGGTACGACTACTGCTTTGCATTAGTTCGCGGATGCGAATAACGGCAAACCATAATGCCATAACACAGTCAGTCTTACCTTTGGTCTCAGGTTTCCACGTAAGTAGTTGTTGAGTTAAGGCTTTGATTCCTTCTGAACCTTCTGATGAAGGCAGTTCAATGACGTTGTTTTCTTGGAATTCTCCATCACGTACTGTGCCAAAAAGGGTGGACATTGAGGCAACGCCGAAAGATGTGTCCCATTTGTTCTTGCCTGTAAAATGAGCATCAAGCCGTACGCCGTATCCAGCGAGCCAGTTCCGTAGTTCGTCATCGAGCGAGTACGCTTTCTGGTGCGCGTTGATTTCCACGCGAAACTCTTGGGGCTTATACTTGCCAACCAGTTCTTCAATTTGTAGCCTAATCTTTTGAGGTGTAGGCTCAGACATGTTGATACAGTCAAGGACATAAATTCGTCCATCTGCTCTATTAAAACATGCTACAACGAATGCTGCATTACCTGCCATAGCAGGGTCAAAGCCAATGATAGTGTGGGTCTCTACTTGCTTTGGGTGTCCCACTGCACCTGCCCGTAGTACTCCCTTTCGGCGTGCCCCGTTGGTACTTCCTGAGACCAGGGCGGGAGGAAAGATTGAGTCTTCTTGGATGTCTTCTTGCTGGTAGACAAGTGCCCAGGTCGAGGGGGTAACTTCGCTTCGTCTCTTAAATAAGGCTTGACCGTCCCACTTGGGGAAGAAGCCGTTTTCTTGAGGAGTGTCAGTGTCGCCATCCCACGGTACGTCCGACTCTTTCCATAGCGTAAACCAGTCTTCTGGTTTTTCCGCATACTCAAGTACCGCAGGCATACCCATATAAGTGAAAGGGGTTTTACCACCAGACCAATGCTTAGGGTTGCGCAGTTCTTTATAAAGGTCGTTAGCCGCAATTCGTGTCCCAACTACTAGCAACTTACCATTCTTACCAAGACGAGTAATAACTTCTTTCTGCAACCAATCCATCTGCTTTTCCCACTCATGGGCGTTGGCAGTAGTGATGCAGTCGTCAAGGATAATCAGATCGGCGCGAGCGCCGTAAATCTGTCCACCCATACCAAGGGCTTGGAGGGTTGGGTCCTTCTCGGAAGAGTTACGAGCATCGCCCCCAAGGTAGACCGTGTCAGTACGCCAAGTGTCAGCGTCACCTTTCCAGCCGCCATCTGGACCGTATGCGGTCTGCAGTTTCAGCCAGCGTGGATGGGACAGTCGTTGCTTGATTGCGTAGACGAACTCTCTTGCTTTGCTCAAAGTCTTAGATACGACAATGATACGAACATTGGGATTGAGGGCGATTCGATAGGTGGAATAGTTTACCGTGATGACGGTAGACTTAGCATGCTCTGGAGGTACATTGACCAACAGACGGTTATTCTCACCTGGCTCGTATTTCATAGACGGGTGCAACCATGATGGTTCGCGCCCTTCCAATAGGTCAACCCAGTCTTGATGATGGGGAAAGACCGTCTGGTCCAGAAATGCTTTTGAGAAGTCCTTGAATGGCATGGAGGCTTTTTCCACACCCATTGCGTCAAAGGATTGTTTCTGCCCTTCCTCTTTGGCTTCTTCTAGTGCCGCCGCGAAGAGGGGGTCCCGATTCATCCACTGACGGATAGTGTCTGGCTTCTTGTTTACTAGCGCCATTGCCGCTGGTATTGTTACCCCAGACCGTACAGCGTTGAGCACCTGCTCTTTGGCTTGGGCTAATCCCTTGGCAAGGTGGTGCTCCGAACCAGACTTAAATCCTGACATGTTTGTCCCAACTGATAGAACTGTGCCGTCTATAACAGACAGTTTGTACAGTAGATTGTAACAGTGTGAAGAACTCCTAAAAGAGTTCTGAACAATAATAAAACCCTACATCTATATTAATCCGTTCAAATAGGCAAAACGAACACTTTGTGACGAATGTCACTAGTTAGAATAGATTACTTAATAGTTTTATTAAACTATACCCCCTGTAACTATACTGACAGAAATATGTTAGTAGAGATACAATACACTA